CAATATAACCTATGTGGTGATAGAATACATATGTTGGAAGGGAGGATAGAAAAATGTTTATCGTTAAGTTTTTTGTTGAATTGGGAAATATTTATCGCCTAGCACTGTCCCTGTAAGATAATGCAAATTAAATATAAACTAGATACCCTTTAGGTGTCTAGTTTATATTAGTTGTTATGATGGTGATGGTTTTGAAAATTCTGTAACACTTGCTTTCGTGTTTTTAAGATGGGCACTACTCTCGATAAACCAGACCAAATTTTCCACAATCAAAACAAATCCTCCACTTTTAAAACACAATCAAAACAAATCCTCACTCAATTTTACTTTTAAGAATAACCGTCCCATAGCCTTTAAAAAATTCCACAAATTTTCAAAAAGGTCAAAACAAATAATATAACGAATATGTGTATAATAATAGTTGAGGTGAAGGATAATGGATAGATTTTGGAAGAAGGTTAAAAAGATTCCTAATGGTTGTTGGCAGTGGATGGCTAGTGTTCGTAATTCTGATGGTTATGGTCAGTTCAATTTGTCTAAGGGCAAAGTTGTTTACAGTCATCGTTATGCATATGAGTTATTAGTTGGTCCTATAGAGAGTGGAAAAGTTATTGACCATTTGTGTAGAAATCGTGCTTGTTGTAATCCTAGTCATATGGAAATAGTTGAAGTAAGAGTAAATGTTCAGCGTGGAGTTTGTAGTCCTTTAGATATTGATAAGGTATTAGAGATTAAGAGATTGCACAGTCAGGGTAAAACTAAAGCAGAGATAGGTAAAATGTTTGGTGTTAGTAGAGTGTGTATTGATTTTATAGTAAAGGGAAAAAGGTGGAGTAATGTTTAAAAAGAAAACATCTGTAAAGGATATGGAAAGCCTTGGGTTTTTTGACATTTATCTGCAAAGGATAGATGACAAGGATTATTGTGAGGCTGTGATTAATGTTAAGGTAGGAAGAAAGTTATTACCATTAAAGTTAGTAACATTTTTGCCTCGTACTTATGATATTCTTTTAGCTCGCAGTAAGGTATTTAACAGTATCATTGACCAGTACGAAACTTTTAAAACATTATCATTAGAAGATAAGAAAGAATATTTAAAGTTGGATGAGAAAGAAATAGATGCATAATTTTATGGCGTTTTTAGAGCCATCTTTAAGTTTTTGTAATGTTTGTAACTCTGACAAAAAGACCTATGTAGTTTATGACTATTATGACCAGTTGTATGGGCATTGGTGTAAAGAATGTTGGATGATAAAAGTGCAAAAAGATTTAAAGATTGGTAATATCTTAAGTAGTTATTGTGGTAGTGATTTGCCTCCACCAGTTGATAAGACAGGTTTTTAATGTTAACAGAATTATTGCTATTATTTTTTGCCTTATTTAATTTGTATCTCTTGTGGCGTATTGATAGAATAGAGAAAGAGAAAACAAGTTATCAAGATATTAAAGATATTTTTGAAAAGATATGTTTTGATTTAGGAATAAGTGATGATGATGACTAGAGTAAATGATGGTATGGTATAATATTATCGTTTACTAATCATAATCAGATTCCTTTTCATACAAAAAAGCCACTTAGAAATAGGTGGTTTTTTTGTGTTTAATGCCTATATCTCCAAAGTTATAATGTTTTTTAAGTGCTTATATATCGTAAAATAATTAAGATATAGTCTTGTGAGGACAGTTATGAAGGCAGAAAACTTAAGCAATTTGAAAGTATTTTTTGGTGGTGAGTTAAAAGCCACTGGAAAAGGTGTTGTTGAGGGCTATCTAATTCGTTTTGGAAGCAGCAACGATACAGACCTAGAAAATGATTACTTTACCAAATCAACAGATTATGGTATTGAGTTTTCTGACTCTACTCCACATAAGATTGGTTTATATTACAACCACGGAATGGATAAGGTTGTGCGTACCAAAAAGATTGGATATGCAGAAATGAAAATGGATGATATGGGTATTTGGCTTCGTGGTCAACTTAATATGGCAGATGAATATAGCAAGATGATTTATGAGATGGCAAAGCAGGGAAAGATTGGTTTAAGTAGTGGAGCTGCAAGTCATATGGTTGAGAGAGAAAAGATGGGCAAAGCTTATGAGATTAAGAGATGGGCTTTGGCTGAGGCTTCTTTAACTCCAACACCAGCCGAGAGTAGAAATATGGTTGCAGCTAAAAGAATGAAAGCAGATGTTGAGAGTTTAAGTGTTGGTGATTTTGTTAGTTGGGGTACTTCTGCTAGTGATGCAATGGGTAAAGTAGTAATGGTTAAAACAGATGGAGAGGTGCAGAGTAGCATTTCAGATTATGTTTTAACAGGAACAAAAGAAGACCCAGCTTATGTTATCAAGTTAATTCAAAAAGATAGTGAGGGTAATATGGTATTAACAGAGCAAACAGTTGTTCATAGAGCTGATGCATTATCTAAAATAAGTGACCCTATCAAAAGTTGGTCTGAAAAGGGTTATATGGAAGAAGAAGATAATATTTCTGAAATGGTAGAAGGCTTAACTAATATTAATGCTAGTTCTATGGAAATTGCAGATTCTATTTTTGATGGAGTAAGAGAAGATATCCTAGGTGATTCTCTTTATTGCTTATTCAAAAAGTTAAAAGAGGGTATGTTAGCTGTGGCTGAGAGTGGAACAGTAGAAGATGCTAATGCTCTTCTTGATAAGTTTCATATGATGGCACTTAGTGTATTTGATAAAAATGCAATGCCACAAAGAGTTATGATGATGGAAACAGAGAAGAGTGTTGAAAAACCATCATCAGTTAAGGATGTAGAAAGAATCTTGCGAGATGCAGGCCTTTCTCGTAGCCAAAGTAAACATTTGGCAAACTTGGTTTGGGTTCCTCAGTGTGATGTTGAGGAAATTCAAGAACCAGAAATAAAAACAATAGACATTAGCGCTGACTTGAGAAAAAGCTTACTTGAGAAGGCAAAAGTGTATTCAAATATCTGAAGTACAAAGATATAAGGAAAAAACTATGAAACTTGAAGATATCCAAGCCAAAATTGTTGAAAATGCAGTTAAGGCTACTCAAATTTTAGAGTCCGAAAGTGGAAACATTGAGGACGCACAAAAACTATTATCAGAAAATGAAGAGTTAACAGCAAAAGCAGAAGTTATGAAATCAATGTCTGCTGTTCCTGTTAAGTCAGAAGAGGTTAAAAAAATGTCAGATTATATTCCAGGTCTTGCTTCTTATAGCAACATCAAGTCTTTTTCACCTGAATCAATGGCTGAAAAGCATAAAATGGCTTTCGCTTTTGGTCAATTTGCTAAGATGGTCAAAAACAAAGATGTCAAAGCAAAAGAATGGTTAGTTGACAATGGTTTTTACACCAAAGCACAGATTGAAGGCGTAGATGCAGACGGTGGTTATCTTGTTCCTCAGATTCTTGCAAATGAGGTTATTTTCCTTCGCCAAAAGTATGGTGTTGTAAGAGCTAACGCCCGTGTAATGCCAATGAGCAGCGATAACCTCAATGTTCCTAAAAACAGTGCTTCCACAACTGCTTACTGGCCAGATGAAGCTACCAATATTACAGCTTCCCAAATCACATTTACCAATGTTCAAATTTTAGCAAAAAAGCTTGCAGTTTTAACTCCAGTTTCCAGCGAATTGAATGAGGACTCATTGGCAGATATTGGTGCAATTTTAGCAGAAGATATGGCTTGGGTCATTTCTTATAATGAAGACCTAGCTTGTTTCCTCGGTAACGGTACCAGCACCTATGGTGGTATCACTGGTATCGTTCCAGCGATTGCTGCTGTTAACGGTGGTGCTAACGCAGGTTGGATTTACACTGCAGCTGACGTAACTGGCGATTGGCAAAACGTTACATTGTCTGACCTTCGTAAGCTTCCAGCTGCTATTCCTACATATGCAGACACTGCAGACTGTAAGTTCTATATGCACAAGTCATTCTACTACCAAGTAGTTTGTAACTTACTTGACGATTTAGGCGGAAACGGCTTCTTCGATATTTCAAATGCAGGTGGACCAAACCCAACCTTGTTCGGTTATCCAGTTGTATTTACTCAAGTTCTTACAAGTGACTCAACACCAGCTGCAGATACTGCACTTACCGTTTTTGGTAATATGCGTACTGGTGCTATTATGGGTTCAAGACGTGACCTTCGTGTACAGGTTTCTGACCAAGTCGGCTTCATCTCTGACAGCCTTTACTTCAGAGCAACAGAGCGTTTTGGCTTTAAATTTCACGACGTACCAACACAAACCGTTGCTGGTTCAATGGTTGTTCTCGCCGCCAATAACTAATCTTATTTGCAACAAAAAAAAGAGAGGAGAAATCCTCTCTTTTTTTATCTTTAACAAGTATACCGTAAAATAATATAGAGTTATATTGAGGTTTTTAGCTATGCCAATGTCACGTTTACAAGCAATTAAAAAACTATCCTGGATGGTAGCTGCGGATACCTTTCCAGAGTTAGATAGTAATGCTCTTGGTGAGTTAATTGACAGTCATATTAGATTTACTACCTGGCAACCTTCTTATCAATACAAGGTAGCAGACCAAATTGTTGCTCAAACTCCAAATGGAAGAGTTTACACTTGTATTATTGCTGGAACAAGTGGAACAGTACAACCACCATTTCCTCAAATTTGGTACAATCAAGGTCAAAATTATCAAGATGGTGACCAATTAAACCCTGATTTTCCTCTTACTTGGATGGATGCTGGCTTTGTTCAAACAGAAATTTATGATGTAAGAGCAGCTGCAAGAGAAGGATGGATGCGCAAAGCTTCTATTGCTGCAAACTTAGCCAATACAAATGATGGAAAAATGAGCATTGATTTGCATACTATTCAGGAAAACTGCATACAAATGGCTTCTAAATATCGCAGTTTTGGTATTTTATAATGGGCGTACCTCCAACACTTTTAAAAAGGCTTAGAGATGTCAATGCTGCTTATTTTTTAACTAATCAGGTTAAGATTTACAGAACAGAAGCTTGGACTGATGAATATGGTGGAACAAGGTCTGAAGAAATATTAATAGGTACATTTCCAGCACGTTTTGTCCATCAAACCTACAAAGAAGAAGGAATTGGTGGTGGTATTCAGCCAAGAGATACTTATATGTTTGTATTTAGCTATACAACTGGTGTTGAATATCAAGATAAGCTAATAATTGTTGGAGATAACCATCCAAATAGATATTTTTTGGTAACTTCTGTTGATGATACAACTAGCGAAGGTATGTTTGATTCAGCTAAATGTATAGAGAGTTACAACTAATGGAAAACATCAACTGGCCTGATTTACTAATGGGAATAATATCTAATGCTGTCCTAATTATTTCTGGATTTGTTCAAATGCAAATAAAAATGGCTAACTTACAAACCAAGTTAGAAAGTTTTGAAAAGTCATTTGAAAAACTAGTCAGCAAAGTTGATACATTAGACAAGCATCAATTAGAATTACACACAAATTTAACAAGATTAGAGACTCGATTTGAAATGTTAGAAAGAGATAGATAATGCCAACACCTATTCCAACAAATTATAAATTATATTTAAACCCTCTTGCAGGATTTACACCAGGTGGAACAACTTGGACTGACTCA